AAGAAGTCAACTGATAGTGCAACGTTTTTTGGCAATTGGATGCGCCAAACATGCAGTGTAGTTCAATCAAATCCTAAAATTAATTATGTTAGAGTTATCGAAGATGACACTTATATTCCGAAAGATTTAGCTAAATTTAAAAACTTACAGCATATAAATGTAAGAGATTTTACCAAAACTATACTAGAAAAAACAGAAATCTAAGAAAAATGGCCAGTTTTGAGCCTATTTCTGCGCATATTTTCCTGTATTAAGTAAATACATTATGACAGCCCCACACCTCTCTGGTGTGTGAACATTTATAGGAGAAACTAATGGCAGATCGTAACAAGTTCGAAGAAATGCTAGAGCTTCTTATCAATGAAGATAAAGAAGGTGCAGAAGCATTATTCCACGAGATTGTGGTAGAAAAATCAAGAGATATTTATGAATCACTTCTAGAAGACGAAGCAGACATCGAAGAAGATGAAGAAGTAGATGAAGCAACTGACGAAGAAGTAGATGAGTCAGACGACGACCTAGACGAAGCAACTGACGAAGAAGTAGATGAGTCAGATGAAGAAGTTGAAGAAGGCTTTGATCTAGATGAGTTTGAAGTTGAAGCAGACCCAATGGACGACATGGGCGGTGATCCAGCAGACGATATGATGGCTGATATGGAACCAGAAGGCGACGACGATGAAGAAGAAATGGGCGACGACGACATGGAAGATCGTGTTGAAGACCTAGAAGATGCGCTAGAAGACCTAAAAGCAGAATTTGAAAAAATGATGGCAGGTGACGAAGGCGACATGGATGACGACGAAGACGAAGAAGCTGAAGAAGAATCATTTGCTTTTGAAGATGAAGAAGTTGAAGAAGCAGCTGACGAAGAAGTTGAAGAAGCTTCAGATGAAGAAGTTGAAGAAGCAGCTGACGAAGAAGTTGAAGAGTCAAACACACCAAAAAGCGCAGGCGAAGAAATGCGTGAGTATGTAGAAAAAGTAACTGCTAAAATGGGTGACAACGGTGCAAACACTAAGTCAGCAGTAGCAAGTGCTAATGATATGGGCGGAACATCAGCAAATATTGCACCAGGTGGTGAAGCCGATATGGGCGGAACAGGCGCAAGTGCTCCGAAAGAGGATAGCGCAGGTAACGTCAACGTGCCAGGCGGAAAAGCTGCAAAAGCTGGTAAAGCAGAACCAGGACATGGAGCAGAGAAAAAAGGTAAGCCTGAGACAGCTGACAATAAAAAACCAACTATTGGCGGCTAATAAAAGTAAGGAAGACTGAATGAAAAACTTACGAGAGCATTTGACATTTGATCAAGCACAAATTGTGCTTGAGAATGCTAACGAAGGCAAAGACCTTTATATGAAAGGTATTTGTATTCAAGGTGACGTTCGCAACGCAAATCAGCGAGTGTATCCTGTAAATGAAATTGGCAGGGCTGTCAAAACTCTCAATGATCAATGTAAGAACGGATTTAGTGTTCTCGGAGAGGTTGATCATCCAGAAGGCCTTAACATTAATCTTGACCGTGTAAGTCATATGATCACAGATATGTGGATGGATGGACCAAACGGTTATGGAAAACTTAAAATTTTACCTACCCCGATGGGACAACTAGTACGCACAATGCTTGAAAGTAGTGTAAAACTAGGTGTTTCATCGAGAGGTAGCGGAAACGTATCAGACGACGGACAAAACGTTGTATCTGACTTTGAAATAATCACCGTGGACGTTGTGGCACAGCCTAGCGCCCCTGGTGCATATCCAACACCTATATACGAACATCTAATGAATGCTCGTGGGGGATATAAGGCATACGAATTAGCACAGGCAACAAAACATGACAACAAGGCACAAAAGTATCTAAAGGAATCGTTGATTAACATAATCAACAAACTCCAGTGAAGCAGGAGAAAGTAATGATAGATGCACTGAAAACACTTTTCGAAAACGATGTAGTTTCAGAAGAGATCAGAGCACAAATTGAAGAAGCTTGGGAGAGCAAAGTTCGCGAAAATAAAATGGCTGCTACAGCTGAACTCCGCGAAGAATTTGCTCAAAAGTATGAGCATGACAAAGCAACAATGGTAGACGCCATTGATGCTATGCTTTCTGAGCGCCTTACAGCAGAAATTGCAGAATTCCAAGAAGATCGTGCGCAACTAGCCGAAGCGAAAGCTAAATTTGCTGTTGCACAACGTGAAAATGCAAACCTACTAAAAGGTTTTGTAGTAGAACAACTACAAAAAGAAATTCAAGAACTACACGCAGACAAAAAAGCAATGGCAGAATCATATGCCAAACTTGAAGAGTTTGTAGTAGAAGCTCTATCTTCAGAAATTGCAGAATTCCACGAAGATAAAAAAGACTTAGCTGAAACAAAAGTACGCTTAGTACGTGAAGCTAAAGAACATTTTGCTAAAGTCAAAAAAGACTTTATTGAAAGAAGTGCTACAGCAGTATCTGAAACAGTTGCAAAAGGTCTTAAAAAAGAGATCACTGCACTGAAAGAAGATATCGATGCAGCACGTTCAAACGACTTTGGTCGTAAAATCTTTGAAGCATTTGCAAACGAGTATATGACTTCTCACTTAAATGAGAAATCAGAAACAAACAAACTTCTAAAAGTTCTTGACGCAAAAGACAAGCAACTAGCAGAAGCAAAAGCATTTGCAGCAAAAGCAAAAACACTTGCAGAATCAGTTAACAAAGAAAAAACAGCGTTAATTGAATCAGCAAAGCGTGAAAAAACAATTAGCGAACTAATTGCTCCATTAAGCAATGAACAGCGCGAAATTATGACAGACTTACTGGAATCAGTTCAAACTAACAGGCTACAATCTGCGTTTGACAAATATCTACCAGCAGTAATTGATGGTAAAGGTCCAGCGAAGCAGAAGGCAGTATTAGCAGAGGCAACAGAGGTAACAGGCAACCGCGAAACAAATTCGCAAACTAACGTTAGTAGTCCAGAAGATGATAAAAATGTCGTAGACATTCGTCGTCTTGCTGGTTTGAATTAAGGAGATTGAAATGTCAGAACTACTAGAAAGTCGCTGGCAGGATACGAAGACAGCACTTCTTGAAGGCCTTCAAGGCAACAAAAAGTCAGTTATGGCGGCAACACTAGAAAATACTCGCAAGTATTTGAGTGAAACTGCAACAGCTGGTGCTACTTCTGCCGGTAACGTAGCAACTCTAAATCGTGTGATCCTTCCAGTGATCAGACGTGTAATGCCAACAGTCATCGCAAACGAGATTGTAGGCGTACAACCAATGACTGGTCCAGTTGGTCAAATTCACACACTACGTGTTCGTTATAGCGACACAGTGAACGCAGGTGCAAATGGTGCAACTGCTGGTGAAGAAGCACTGAGCCCATTCAAAATTGCAACATCATATTCAGGTGATGAAGCAAACCCAGGTGCAGCTAACTCAACAGCAGCACTAGAAGGTGCAGCTGGTAACCAACTAAGCATCCAGATCTTGAAACAAACTGTTGAAGCTAAAACACGTAAGCTATCAGCACGTTGGACATTCGAAGCAGCGCAAGACGCACAGTCGCAGCACGGCATCGACGTTGAAGCAGAGATCATGGCAGCACTTGCACAAGAGATTACTGCTGAGATCGATCAAGAGATCCTAGCATCTCTACGTACACTAGCAGGTGCAAATGTTGAAACATACGACCAAGCAGCAGTATCAGGTACAGCTACATTCGTAGGTGACGAGCATGCAGCTCTTGCAGTACAAATCAACCGTGCATCAAACCTAATCGCACAGCGTACACGTCGCGGTGCAGGTAACTTTGCAGTTGTTAGCCCATTTGCGTTAACAATCCTACAAAGTGCTACAACAAGCGCATTTGCACGTACAACTGAAGGTACATTCGAAGCACCAACAAACACAAAACTAGTTGGTACATTGAACAACGCAATGCGTGTATATGTAGATACATATGCAGGTGACGGCACAGGTGTTCTAGTTGGATACAAAGGTTCAAGTGAATCAGACGCAGCAGCATTCTACTGCCCATACATCCCACTAATGAGCTCAGGTGTTGTACTAGATCCAACATCATTCGAACCAACTGTATCGTTCATGACACGTTACGGTTATGTAGAACTAAGCAACACAGCTTCGTCACTAGGTAACGCAGCTGATTACTTAGCAAACGTTGGTATCACAAACGGTAACGTAAGCTTCAGCTAAGTTTATATTAAATTAAGAAAAAAGGCCCTACGGGGCCTTTTTTTATGACTTTTTTTTAAAAAAGTGGTTGACTTTTATTTTGTATATGTTATATTAAGTACATAACAAAGACGACGGTCCGAGTTAGATAGTGCAAGGAAACGCTGCTTTACAGAGGCAGTAACTTGGCTAGTAGTTGTAGTGACAGCGCATGAGCATGGAGACATGAAGATGTGTTTTTGGAAGTAACTATCCGATGCTAGGCTCCGCTGAATTAATGGACAGGATCTGTTGAGGCGGTTGTTGGTAATCCTTAATCCAACCTATCAATATTATAGAGAAGGTCTATCACAATTACGTGGTAGGCCTTTTTTCTTATTTGATAAATACTTATGTAGATTTATGCGGTACCCGCCGCGTAGACCTAGAACGTCATTAAGGAGAAAACAATGGGACGTCCAATTAATAAAGATAAGATCGGCTACGGCAGAGGTCGTATCGCAGTAACACGCCACTACTTTACAGGCGGTTCAGAAGCAACAACAGCAGCACACATTGTAAGACAAGCAGGCGACGGTAAGTACGTTGTTCGTTTAGATTCAAATGCAGGAGATCCTTCA